GCCCATCTCCTGAACCCATTCAACCATGATTGGAATATTTCCATATTTACCAATCTGAGTCCAAAAATTCATGCTTTTTAGATTGAATCGGTCCTGCTTCATAGACCACTTCGCCAAGAGATTGAGTTTTCTTGAGCGAGCATCGGTTGCTTCATCGGTCTCTACCTCATCAGAAATCGAATCATATCGGAAGGGCGTGTCCTTGGATGTCTGTACAGCGTATCCATTCGATGCTTTCTGGCGAACCTGACGGTAAAAAAGCGTTGATCCCGTTTTCGCCCGCTCCCACACCGCAGGTTCATTCGCCCCGTGGCGTTTTTCCGTCTGAACGGCTGAGTCGTTTATTCCCGACCTCCACATAGCGTCTTGCAAATTCCAGATGCCAGATGTCTCGGTATCCCACTCTTTCCGTTGCCCCTTGAATCGGGCTTCGTAATCATCAACACATCCGACTACGTGAGAAACAAGCTCCTCATTATCGTCGCTGGCCAGATTCTTGACATCGACCTGAAAATAAGCCGGGTCAACGGCAATCTCAGCATCATTGGGTATAAAATCGGTAGCTTCGGCCATATTTAATCTCCAGTTGTCACAAATTTAATCAAATCTTCGTGTAAGCAAAAGTCCTTGGTGTTGCCGATTCTGGCTAGGCGCTCATCGTTCTCCGGACAAAAGCAAAACATGCCGATATATTCCCGGCCCATCATTTTGCATCCGTCGCCAATATCCATTATCTCAACCCAATTCGTTGTTTCTATATGGTTCTTCGTGACATAAAGGGCGATTTCTCCGCTCTCGTCCCGAACATGGTCATTCTCGCATTTGCGAATTCGGACATACGCGCCATAAGGCTTCCACTCGCCGTCTTCAAGAATGGCGAATAAGCGCTCCTCTTTGGCCATGGCGTATTCTTTTCCATCAAATTCAATATCCTGAACTCCATAATGCGGGATGTGAACCGTCGATCCTACAATTTTGTCGTTTTCTGCGTACCTACATACACCAATGTGGTTTTTGACACAAGCCTTTTCTGAGACATTAATTCCGCCGACTTCTTTTTCCATTTCAAATCGCGCGATAAACACATTATCATTAATCGGTTTCATTATGCCTCTCCTAGTAATTGGTAATGCTGTTTAACGGCCTGTATGAACTTCGCTCTTCATCCTCGTAATCATCAAGGAAGTCGTAATATTTGGAATCGCTTATCCTCGCGCTTCCTCTGTACTTCGGTCCCTTTTGGATAATCAACTTCATACAATCGCATAGATCGTCATCCTTTTTGATTGGGCTCTCTTTCGCAAGTCGGTCGGTGCTCTTTGTTTTCCGCTCCGCCCACGTCCAGCGCTTAATCGTGCGGATGAATTCGACGCAAGTGCTGAACACATAAACGCGTGGCGCTCCGGGCTCCTTGGTGATAAAATGCTTTTTATCGGGATCGACTACGAACCACTCCTTGAGAATTGGAACATAGTGGTCGGAATCCTTACCGCTTCCTTGCTTCACCTTCAAGCCCGCCATTTCATATAGCTTGCTCAGAAGAATTCCTGATTCCGGGTTTCCGCTGGAAAAGGCGCGGGCGTCGAAAACGCTCCATTGGTACGATTCCGACTTATTTACTTCCTGATATCTATCGTAAACCATATCTGTTTTTGGATTTCGATATGAACCAACTCTCTTACGAGTGTTCCCACTGGCTTCGATGATCTCCTTGGCGCATTGAGACGCCACCAATCCGGTGCGCAACCAATCTCGATAGAAGAATAGATCCCCAGCGGGAGAGACAGCGCCCCAAAGACATGCGGCGGGGTGTTTGTCTCCGTGGTCGATTCCTCTGAATCGGGGCCAATGAGTCGGGATGTCAAACGGTTCGATTACATGCTTTGTGCTGTCCCACTCGTCAATCACTAGGCCGGAGGACTCGTGCCACTTCCCAAAGAATCGAGATTCGCCCTCCCTACGCTTTTTATTGTCCTGAAGTCTGGCGGGCTCAATAACCCACTTCTCGAACGCCTTGACCTTTGACGACTCCGGATAGATCCAATCCGGAACATCCCACACTTGGCCTCGATACGTCTTGATCTTGTGGCCCTTAGTTACTTCCTTTGAATATAGCTTATTAATCCATGATCCGGCTCCGGTGTCGGGCCTGCCTTCGACCTTATGCGGAGTCATCGCGAAATCATGCCGTCCGCCGGGGAAGTTGCGCGTGCGTTCGTCAGCTCCATCAAAAGCGGGTTCGGAACCTTGCTCATCCCAGCCCCAGTCATGCTTAACGCTTCCCTCAAACTTTCCCTGAGACTGCGACATTGCCGAAAACATGAATTTCGTTCCGCATTCTAATGGCAAATTTGGATCGACTCGCATGGTTACTTTTCTCGCGCCCTTGCCCTTGTAGTCCAGAGCAAAAACACCAAGCTCACTCTTTGGCGTCCAGTTGAGAATCATTGGGAGTAGCGTATCGGTGTGGAAATCAAGTTCATATGACGCCAATCCGACGTTTTTTGCCCCCCTCCAAGGTCGGTGGATTACTCCATAATCTTTAAAAATGGGCCAATTTGGATCGCAAGGAATATTATTGACCAGCTTTTTAATAAGCATCGTTTGGGTTTTGCCGAATCGGTTGCAAGCCGTGAGAATGCATAGCGTGGAATCGTAATCATTTAGGTATGCCAATGCCTCTTTACCGGATGGGGCGAAGAATTGCAATGGATTCGAATTCAGGGTCTGCTCAAGCTCCTTGAGAGTGAGGGCTATGCTCTTTTTCTGCTTCAGGTATTTCGTTGAGTAGCTGAAGATCTGTCGGCCGAGTATCAGTCGATAGCGATCCGTGTCGTTGACCATGGCCCGAAGCTCGTGATCGTTCAGGTACTCTTGATAAGAGATGTCCTGACGCCCCCGCTCGGTGAAAAATGTATAGACGAGCCCTTCGAGGTTGCTCAGATCTCGGTATTGCTCGATATCAATCTTGTTTTTCACGTCTTTGCCCACGCTTGTAGCGATTCTTTTCCTTGTTCTGCTTGTTTCTTTTGAATGCCATATCCCAGCGAGAGTCCATTTCGTCGTCGTCAATTTGCTGAGGACGCCGCTTGCTTCCCTTTCCCATCAGTCTTCCTCCACGATTTCCGCGTCTTCAACCGTTTCATTCTCGATCTGCTCGATCAGTTGCGCCAATCTCGACCCGCCAGTATCCTTGTGCTTGGATTGATTCAGATCGGCAGAAAGCTTCATCAATTTCTCAGCTACCACGGTTCTTTTGTCGGCTCCGAGTTCAATGAGATCCGAATACGTGATACTGGCGATGGCTGACATGGCCGTTCCCTCGGCCATTTGCGTTATAAACGCTCGCTTTGCTTTTTTGGAGAGCTTGAATTTCTTTTGAGGGTCGATCCGGTTGACTATTTCCCAGATCGTGGGCTGGGCGACACCGAAGGCTTCCGCGATATGTGACTGCGAGAACCCGCAGGCCACCATCGCCATGATTCCTTGGTTCCTTGAATTTTCCGCTCTGAGATTCGGGAAGCCCTGCAAGTCTTCAATCGAGAGAATGTCGGCGTTTAATCTGATGCCGAGACATTCTGACACCTCAATTACCGCCCGATCCCTCTTGCTGGGCGCTCCGACCTTGGTTTTTGGCTCTTTATTGCTCGATTCTTCGTTCATAGAGGGCTTTTTATGGCATCAATCTAGGCTTGTCAAGGGATTACTTCGGAATTTAATAGGGCGAGATTCAAATGGGCGTTTGAATTTTTAGGGGTTATTTCTTGCTTGACGGCCTTCTATTCCACTTCTCTGATACCTCTTCTTTGGTTTCGCAATCGTGCCCCAAAGTTGCTCCGCATCCACCCGTAAGGGAGCAAGTAATCATATGGTGATTCCCCGGCTCATCGCGATAAAACCATCGCGTGATTGACGCTTCTTTGTGCTCATTCATCGTATTTCTCCGTTGAAAAAGGGGTCGGGCGGAGGCCAAGGAATGGGGATGAAGGCCCCACCGAGGAACAAGGTCCACGTAACCTCCGCCCGACCAGAGTTATTCGGAAGGTAGCTTTATGATGGATCGGATATTAGAAATATCGGCAACTACCTCCCCTCCGTCCATCAGGAAAATAGCGCCACCATTGCCATCCGCGATATATCTACGGCACTTAATTATGCCGGCTTCAACGTGCTCATCAATAGACACAACCTCGTACTCACTGAGAGGCTTCGCCTTGAGAATCTCGGCCTCAAGCCTGCTGACCTGAATCTCCAGATCGTCGATCTCGGCATCGCGGGCTTTGATTCTGTCTTCCGCCGAATCACGAAGGGATGCGCTGAATCCGGACACGCCTACATTTACCTTAAGCTGGGCGATCTCGGCGTGGAGACCTTGAATTTCATTGTCTTTTCTGGCAATCACCGCTTCCACCGCCATGGCGGTGTACAGAGCGTCTGCTTCAATCGCGAACCGACCTCCTGCAACATTCAGCGGAACATAATCTACGATTTTCTTTTTCATTTTACTGCTCC